TGACTCCAGTTGCGCCTGTTGAACCAGTGACTCCATCAATTCCAGTTGCGCCTGTTGAACCAGTGACTCCAGTTGAACCAGTGACTCCATCAATTCCAGTTGCGCCTGTTGAACCAGTGACTCCAGTTGAACCTGTGACTCCAGTTGCGCCTGTTGACCCAGTGACTCCAGTTGAACCTGTAACGCCATCAATTCCAGTTACTCCAGTTGAACCTGTTGAACCAGTTACTCCTGTTGAACCAGTTACTCCTGTTGAACCAGTTACTCCTGTTGAACCAGTTACTCCTGTTGAACCAGTTACTCCTGTCGAACCAGTGACTCCATCAATTCCAGTTGCGCCTGTTGAACCAGTGACTCCAGTTGAACCTGTGACTCCATCAATTCCAGTTGCGCCTGTTGAACCAGTGACTCCAGTTGAACCTGTAACGCCATCAATTCCAGTTGAACCTGTTGAACCAGTTACTCCTGTTGAACCTGTGACTCCTGTTGAACCAGTTACTCCTGTCGAACCAGTGACTCCAGTTGAGCCAGTGACTCCATCAATTCCAGTTGCGCCTGTTGAACCAGTGACTCCATCAATTCCAGTTGCGCCTGTTGAACCAGTGACTCCAGTTGAACCTGTGACTCCTGTTGAACCAGTTACTCCTGTTGAACCAGTTACTCCTGTTGAACCTGTAACTCCATCAATTCCAGTTGCGCCTGTTGAACCTGTTACTCCATCAATTCCAGTTGCGCCTGTCGAACCAGTTACTCCTGTTGAACCTATTGAACCTATAACACCCGAAGCGCCAGTTGCTCCTGTCGAACCAGTGACTCCTGTCGAACCAGCAGGTCCAACATCATTTACATTGAATAAATTATAATTTGAATTGTTATACCCATTCATTATTACTAACATAAAAGTAGAAAATAATAAGTATTTTTTACTAATATTGTTTTTAGACTTTTTAATTTTTTTGTACACTTTTGGTACTTTTCTAATTGGAGAATGCAAGACCACCCATTCCAGACTGAATACGAAGAACATTGTAATTGACTGCATACATATCGAGTGTATTGGCGGCAGCTGTGGCGACAATACCAGCTTTGATACGAACATCAACCTGGGCGTTATCAATACGAGAAAAGTTGCATGTACCGGTGGGCTGATGCTCCTCGGGCTTGAGCGCAAATGAATAGCAGTAAATACCTGGGTAAGGATTACCGCTGTGATGCCAGTAGGGCTCCATTTGGTTGTAGTACTTACCAGATTGATCCTTCATGCGATCCTGACCGTTGAGAATGAGACGGAAGGATGCAAGAGGGCCAACGGATTGTGTAGTAAGGGTTGTGAGACCTTGCTCAACCATCACAACTTTACCTGGTCCGCTAACGAGAAGTGGGCATCCAGTTCCAAAGCCCATAGGAACTGCAAATAAATTTGAACCATTTCCAAACACTTGAATATTTGATGTATAAGTGCTGAGTATAGCACCTGCAGTACTGGCATTGGATGTAAAGTCCCAGAGCTGTTTACCCGTGGATGCACCATTGGTTAGGCACCACACGAGTTCCTTGACGGGGTGGTTATATGACAGACGAATCTGAGTCCCAGCTGTAGCCACGGCATCAGTACCCGTGTGTTGAACCTGTTCAATCAAGTACTCGTGACCCTTCTGGGCGAATCGGCGACGCTCCTCAGTGTCAAGGTACACGTAGTTACCCCACACATTAAAAGTCGGGTTGAAACAGGTTGTGTACTCTGCAGACAGGTCAAAATCAAGACGGACCTCATGGTACTGAAGAGCAATAAGAGGAAGGTACAAACCGGGGTTCCTGTTAAAGAAGAAGAGGAGAGGAAGCATAACCTGGCCTGTAGTAGAACCACCAGTTCCACCTTCAGCATAGACCTCACCGGATGGATTACATGTTAGTTTAGCGTAATTAGCCTTTTTGGACTCATCGAGATAAAGCTCAGAGTATAACCTCCACCAACGTTGGTAGTGCTTGTCAATGCGCTGACCACCAATAGACAGCTCAACGTCAGTAATGCAACGTTCAGCAAGCCAGCATGAATCCTGAGCGGTGATAGTTGAGAATAAACCCGAGAAGGTATTAGACACCTTTGCCTGAAGATCAATATACATCTCGCCGATGAGATCACCGTTACGGGCGACAGTCACGGACACGCGACCGCTTGAGTTAGCGGAACCATTCACAGTCTGCTGGATATTCTCCATTGCAAAGTTGGTGTGGCGTTTGTAGACAGCCTGGAAAAAGGTAACTTTAGGGTTTCCGGTGAGGTAGACATCTTGTGCGCCATAGGCAACCAATTGCATCAATCCACCAGCCATTTATATACTCAAATATTTTATTTTTGGCTGAACGGCCTGAGTTCGCGCCAAACTAGACTTAAATTTTTCTATGTAATATCAAATGGCCCCCAAACAAAAACAACCAGAACCCGAAGAACTTGTTGATGATGAAGAGATTAACCTGGGGGACGAGGAGGAAGATGGAGACTACGATGGGGAAGAAGATGAGATGGGGTTTGACCTCGGGGCTGTTCTCGAACCTTTCCTGGCGACCGAGGATGGTCAGACAATTTGTACAGCACTCGTCACAATCTCAAAACACATGGAAATGCAGAACAAGATACTTGTTAAAATTTTGACCCAATTATCAAAGAAGGAATGAAATGAGAGCTCTTAGTAAAACTACTTAGAAAAAAAGTTCTCTGTTAATATAAAATGAGTAAGCCCGAGGTTCACTACCTCATACCAGAAGAGAATCGTGACGAATCCCGTATGGAACTTCTCAAATCACAGGTTCAGAGTTTTGACAAGGCTCAATTAGTAACATTTATTTCTCAACTTGAAACCAGCTGGTGCCTCAACTGTAAAGGCGACCGCTGGATCCCCATCACCAATGGATTTAAACAATTTTATAATGAGGCTGAACTAGACTCGTGTGGATTACCTCGTGAACTTGATATTGAACGTGTATCTGACCAGCATCGCAGGAAGCAGAGGGCCCTTGGAGAAATGTATCACCGTGCAGTAGCGCTGGAAATTGCAGAGGAAGAGACTCAGGACATTAATGGAAATGAGTTTCAAATTGCCACTAGGATAAACCGTCTGATTGATATGTCTGATGATGCATACGAAACTGTGTTTCGATATGCACGCCAGTATGAACGAATCAATCACCCGACTCTGGTTTGCGCAAACCCTGATGCGAATAATTCACTTTTTCGTTGTACAACAATGAGTCTGGAAGATCTTGGTCCTTTTCAAGAGTTACTTCTTGCCCTGTTAAATGAGACGTATCTCAAGAATATACGAAAGTACAAGAATCAGTGTTGTAAACAGATTTTGACTATTGATGGGTATCACACCAAGGCTTGGAAACCAATCATGGCTATTGAAGAGTTTGTGTATTCCTATGCCCAAAAGGAAACTCGGTATGCCGCCTGGAAGAATCTTACATCCAAGGGAAGCAATGCAAATGAGGCCATCAAGTTTCTTCAGAATTCCAAGGATATTCAGTTTCCTGAAATTAAGAAGAATCGAAATGTTTGGTCATATAACAATGGTCTCTTTGTTGGTAAGGAGTGGAGTACCAAACTAGGCAAGTACATTTGTAGATTTTACCCTTATGATAGTCCCCAGTTTAGGTGTCTCGATCCGACCATTGTAAGTGCCAAGTACTTTGACAAGAATTTTAACCATTTTGATCACATTGAAAATTGGTGGGATATTCCAACACCTCAATTTCAGGCGGTTCTTGATTATCAACAGTTTGAGACTGAAGTATCCAAATGGATGTATGTCATGGGTGGTAAAATGTGTTTTGATGTTGGTGACATTGATAGGTGGCAAATTATACCCTTTCTCAAGGGGATTGCCAAGTCTGGTAAATCTACTATTATTACAAAAGTTTTTAAAAAGTTTTACGAGTCTGAAGATGTTCGAACTCTTTCCAATAATGTTGAACGCAAGTTTGGCCTGTCCTCCATTTATGATGGGTTCATGTTTATTGCACCCGAAGTCAAAGGTGACTTGTGTCTCGAACAGGCAGAGTTTCAGTCACTGGTAAGTGGTGAGGACATTTCACTGGCCTGTAAATACAAACAGGCTAAATCGGTTGAATGGAAGACACCTGGTATTCTTGCGGGAAATGAGGTTCCTAACTGGAAGGATAATTCGGGAAGTGTCTTGCGTCGTATTCTTCCTTGGAACTTTGGAAAACAAGTTCAGGAAGCTGACCCACATCTTGATGACAAACTAGATCGTGAATTACCAGCGATTCATCTCAAGTGTATTCGGGCCTATCTTGAATATGCGCAAAAACATGCTGACCAAGATATTTGGAATGTAGTGCCCAAGTACTTCAAGACGATTCAGACACAAGTTGCCATGGTTACCAACAGTCTCCAGAACTTTTTGGCATCCGAGAAACTTCAGTATGGCCCAGACTTGTTTTGTCCCCAAAAGATTTTTGTCAACTTGTTCAATCAGCACTGTTCCGAAAACAATCTTGGAAAAATTCGGTTCAATCCAGATGTGTATGCAGGGCCATTCAGTTCAAAAAATCTGGAGGTGCGTACAGAAGCGCGTACATATCGCGGTCGCGCATATGGAGCAATGCCGATTATATTTGGGGTGGAGGTTATAGATGAAGGACTTCAGGTTACCGATGATTTTTAGAATAAAATATAAGTGAATACAAAAGATGAATAATGGTGAAACTATACAAGACCAGTGGCTTCAGGCATTATATACAAATAATGTAATTAAAGTTCCACATGGTTCATTTAGACAAAAATTAAGAGACGATGATGTAAGTCAACAAGAAATGTCACAATATGAACGTGAGTTTAAAACTAAAAAAGATAGATTGAAAAATATAGATTTACAGGTTTCTCCATTGTCAGTTGGTCTTTATAATGCAGTTGTCGATACGGGACATACTATTTCAATAACTGATATATTTGACAAGGTGAAAAGTGTTGTTGGACTTGCTTCCGATGCAGATTTTAAAATAACTGAATTTACCATTCGATATGGAAAATTTAAAACAGCTGTAAAGTTTACAAAAGAATATGGATTAACGAGTGTAAATAATTCAAAAATTTCCGAGGGAGTCAGTGCTGATTTTCAGATAAAAGTTATACGTAACGGCGAAACTAAAGGTGCCAGTTTTTCATTTTATAAATCAGGTAAAATTCGTTTTTCAGGTGGAACAAATGATTTAGAAACACAACCTCGTAAACTTTTAAATTTTATGACTGATAATTATTTATCAAATGTACCACGAGGTCAAGAAATTAACTTTAATAATATAACTGCGGAATTTAGAGTTGGATTTCCATTAAAAACAGAATATATATATGAATTATTTGGTTATGTTGACAACTCTTTATTTGATGACTATTATGTAGTTGTAAATCAAAAATACGAAGATAAAAAGATTCATTTTTTATACATTTCATTTTGGAAAGGATCACCAGTTCAGAAGAAAACCAGTGAAAAGATGTTTTCAATTATCTTGGCTGAAACTGGTGTTATACAAATACAAGGGACTAATCAAGTTGAAGATGCATTTACCTATTTGAAAAAGTTTTTTAAAGTTTTGAAAAATAATGATTACATGGTTACAGGAAATCGTGGACAGAATATAACCTTGGCAGGTCCCAAAAAATCAAAACTTTCTAAACGGCTCGATAATTTACCCGCGCCAAATATAACTCGTCGTGGAACAACGTGTCCAGTTAGTCGCCGTCCCAATCCATATAGTTACATTGGTAAGTGTACAATGGCGGGATGTTATATAAAGCCCAATCCACAGGGACAACCATGTTGTTATACAAAACCAAAGAGTCTTGAATATTCAAGAAACAAGGTGGCTGCCGCATATAACAAGGCTGGTGTCAAGGTTCCTGTAGAAGTTCGTACTTTATTTGGAATTGGACTAAACACAAATAATAGACCAATTAATGTTGCCAATAAAAATGTAAATCTCAATGTACGATCATATATTAATAATAAAAGTGGTTTTAAGATTGATACTCGCCAGTGTCTCAGATACACAAAGGTGGCACTTGTTGATATGGCTCGAAGACTTAAAATTGTTTTACCTGTCAAACTTACAAAACCAATATTATGTGACTTGATAAAGAAAGGTACATTACATAATGTAAATGTCACGGCTAGTAAGAAAGTCATAACTGGATCGAATACAACACTTCGTCTGGGAAGTCGGATGTGTTCAACTTATAAACGCGTGACTCTTGTTAGATTTGTACGAGCACTTGGAGGAGCTGTTACATCCGATATGGATAAAACAGCAATATGTAAACTTATTCAGCAATTGTCTAATGCAAAAAGAATAGTTCTTCAAACAAATTTTAACCGTAATAAAGAAGCTAATAAAAAAGCGGTTAAAAATGCAGAAGATAAACGTATAAAAAATATTGAAAATCTAAAACGCGCCAATAAAGAACAAAAGAAAAGAGCTAATCAGGCTAGAAAGAATGCTCTTTTAGGTGAGGGCCAAGAAGAACGCAATGAGGCTCGAGCCAAGATAAAAAAGGCTCGAAATATCAAAGCTCGTTTAACACGTAATCTTGTCAGGGCGGATATTTTGAAAATGACTAAACAGAATACAGTGAATAATGCAAATGTTAACCGTCTTATGAATATTATTAATCGTGCAATTCAGAATGGAACCATAAAGAAAACCAAGATGGGATTCCCACTTAAAACAAGTGTTGAAAAAGTTAAACGGACATTTTTTGAATCTTTAAAAGTTGTTCCACCGCAAAAGAAAAAGAAACTAACCGCAAAAGAAAAAGGTAAAGGTAAATTTGTTGGAAGTCCATCACCTTCAAATAGTGAAAAAACTCCTAGTCCACCAATTCTTGGTCTTATGAAGATAGGACCTAATCGTGCTGGACCTTCAAGAGGACCTCGTTGGGCTAATATGAGTGAAAATAATGAAAATTACAATTATTTCATGAAGGGGCCACCAGCTTGAGCACATCACTAACCTTGTATATAATATTATACAGGGTATCAATATCCCTTATAATTTTAGGATCTATAATTTCAAATTCAACTTGATAAACATTTTCCTCTTCAGAATCTAAATCAGCTGGATTACCGGCGACAATAGTCATGTCTATTGACAAGTTTTTACGAACAAATGATTGCCGATTCCTTTGTCTTGCAGTTGTAAACTCAATATCCCCCTTTTCAAAAGGGGTTTCCTTGGCAACTGCAAAGCGAACATCAAGTGGATAATTTACAAGTCCATGATCAACCTTTACAAGTTTTTGTTTAACAACTTGGATGGATTCATCTGTCTCATCATTTATAATGAGTCGAATATTGTCATAATAGTAAGCAACATCACTTGTTTTTTTAATACTTTCCCAACCCTTGTATTTTTTTAAACCATCAAGTATTTTTTCAAAAGTAGTCTGACCAACATTTGTATCAAATGAACCGCGATTTATTTTTCCGAGACGCATCTCAAACTCAACATTCTTTTCAAGTTGAAACTTTGAAAAAATTGGATTAACTTTTTCAAATAGTTGGTTCATTCTTACTTTACTAGTGGTTTTATTTTTTAAGTTATTTTTTTTTCTCAGTAAATGTAAATGAAGTTGGGGCTTATATCAATGTTTGCAATCTATCTTGTTATCAAGGCATTTTTTAATATACTTATGATGGTACTTTTCAGTATGAAGAAAGTTACAGCAAACACTAGACTTAACTTAACTGCAGTGGAAAATCTTATTTCACTATTTTTTGACATTATGATTATCCGCCTAGCTGTAAAATCGGGTGGTAAAGCGTAAAGGTACTTTAAAAATAAACAAGTATTATTATTAAATGAAACCTTTTTTAAAATGGGTCGGTGGAAAAACTCAAATTATTGATAAAATTATAGAATGTTTACCAAGTAAAATAAAAAATTACTATGAACCTTTTTTAGGAGGTGGAAGTGTTTTACTTGCTGTACTTGCTAGTGGTAAAGTAACTGGAAATGTATTTGCTAGTGATATAAATGGTCATCTTATAAACTTGTACAAAGATATTCAAATTGATCCAGTTCAATTTATAAAAAAGATTTCAGTTTTGGTGGATACATTTAAAAAATTTCCAAATAAATCTGGAGGAGAATTACATCCCACGGTAATTGAAGAGTGTAATACACAAGAATCATATTATTACTGGATTCGTAATCAGTTTAATTTGAGTACTGAAAATAAATCTGCAATGTTTTTATTTTTAAATAAAACATGTTTTAGAGGTGTGTACCGAGAAGGACCTCATGGATTTAATGTTCCATTTGGACACAATAAAAATCCAGAAATTTTTAATGAAGAACATATTCTAAATATTTCAAAACTTGTACAAAATGTTAATTTTACAGTATGTCCATTTATAGAAACACTATCACTGGTAAATCACAAGAATGATTTTGTATATCTTGATCCACCATATGCACCTATTACCATTACCTCATTTGTTGGGTACACATCAAAAGGGTTTTCGGAACATGAACAACTTTTTGAAAAGTGTAAAACATTAAAATCAAAGTGGTTAATGAGTAATGCACATGTCCCACTTGTTATAGAAACTTTTAAAAAGTATCCGATGGAGGTAATTTCGTGTCGTCGGTTAATAAATTCAAAGAATCCTGAATCTCGGGCAAATGAAGTCCTTGTAAAAAGTCTGTAAATGCAAGATACTCAATTTGATTTTCTTTAAAAAAATTTAAAAATCTAGCTTTAATTGGTGTACATTTTTCACCTGGTAAAATTCCGTATTGTTCTCGACACGATTTTTCAGCTCCACCGATACATAATATTCTGAGTGGTTTTTGATAAAGTTCTGGAATCTCCGCATATTTAAAAGGAACTCCCAGAATTTTTTCACCCACAGTTCCCTCTGTGTAATATGTTTCAGTTTTCACTTCTATAATGTACTCATCAGTTTCAAAATCAGGTTGATAATGATTCTTTTTTACAGGTTTTTTAATTGATTTACCCATTAATTTAAATACCTCTTCACACACCTCTTCACCAAGTTGTCCCGTCCACTGTTTTGCATTACCAGGTTTTTTGAGTTTTAACATTGTATTTCCCCACTCATCTTCTAATATTTTAAACTTTTTTGTATCTACAGTCTTGTTTTTTAGAGGAAATTCTGGTAAAAAACCTAAATCACCTCGTAGCCACCTAACAACAGTTGGCTGGTTAAGTAATATACATTTTTGTAATTCATCAGCAGATGATAATTCAACTGATTTGGGTACCATCATGATTTTCTTTTTCATATCCAGAGGTACAAGCATCTTGTTTTCAGAAACGACTTTTGGGAAATAGAAGGTAGTCATTAAGGTATTCATTTTATATACTGAAAGTTTTTCCTTTTAGTCCATTTTGCAAATGTTTTAGTTTTATAATAAGATAGATAAGCCTTGACTGTGTCACTTTGTTTATGTTCATCGGGCATACATTGCGGAAACTTTATAGGTAATTCAAATGTTGGAAGATGTTCACTTAGCCACAAGACGTGTTTTGTACATGCGTGACATTTATTAAATCGAAAGTTGTATTCAATGGCAAGTTGCATTCCTAATCTAGCAGCAAAACAGTATGCAGTCTTTGAAGAACGAACCCATTTACACATAGGATGATTTGGATGCGCTTTTTTGTACCCTCTGGCTCCACTTTTTGAAAGTGGTGGTTTCCAATTGGCTGGAAGACCTGACATGTGCCACGCAGTATATAACATCTGAACAATTTCGAGAAGAATCTTGATCACATGTTGGTCGCAATACATTTGGGCACATTGCTTAGTATTTCGAGACAATAAAAATATATTCATTTATTACTAGTAAATAAAAACGTAAATATGTTTAAAACATTATTTTTTTCTTACTTTATTTTTTAAAAATCAAGTTGTTTCTTCATATTCTACAACTGCTGGCAAATGAAATATATTCCCGTGACTCTGACACAAGGGACAGTCTTTTTGTATTTCAATACACAATGGATGATTATGAACTGGTGCCACCTTTTTAGCCGCCTTCTTCTTTTTACTCCCACGTACCGCCTTTATTCCTGCATCTGTACGAGACTTTTTAATAAGGTCTTTGAGTTGGATCACCGAACCATCTGAATCGAGACCAAGATTTTTACATTCCTTTACCAGGTCATTTTTTTTCATTTTGGACAAGGCAATAGTTTCAAATGAATATTTTGATTTCAACTCTTTAAAATCAATGGAGTAATCAATTGATATTCGTTCAAGAATACTTTTGATAAACATGTCACTCGTGAGAGAAAAAAGAGACATTTTTACTATTAGTTCTTTTACAACTTGAGTACAATTGAAACACATTTTTTTAAATACATTCTTTTTTAAAATTACCACTTTTTCGCTGGCTTCTTTTTCAACTTGGCATTTATTGACTCGTGTATCGTCTTTGCCTTTGGTTTGCTCACCTTGGCATTGATACTTTTACCAAATATAACGTCTATAAACTCATTCAACTTGACTTGTTTAGCCTTTGCGTCATCATGGTTTTTAATCATTTTGAGTAAAACTTCTTCAGGATACCCAACCGCCTTTGCAGCCTTGATTCGTACATCGAGTGGGGCCATTTTACCTTTTCTCTGATATTCGTAAACTGGTTCCATTGGGACTGCAAGTTTTACCCGAATAGTTCCACTCTTTAGAATATTCATATTCACGTAAACATGAAGTATATCAGGTATTGTAGGTATAAATTTTTTCACAGTTTCAACAATCGGTTCAGGTTCAGGTGTGTATAATTTTCTACACATCGTTTCTTCTTCTCCCGTAAATCCCATGGAACGAATGTACCCATCAATATTTGCTATTTTTGAACATTCTGGTGTTTGATACACACATGGCTTGAACTTTACCAGATTTGCAATTCTTTCTGGTAGTTGACCCGTAAATGGAGTGGTACATTTAATTCTACGAGATGGGGGAAGTTTAGGCTCGGGTGTAGGCTCGTAATCATCCATAAAATCAGAAATCATTCTTTTTACTAGTAGTTTATTTAATACTTGAGTAATTTTTACACACGTTTTTAAAATAGCCAGGGTCGTTTTTTATGTTTTACACGAACAAGTTCTTCTTTGGTTTTTTCAAGTTCTTCTTTTAGGTTTTGAATTTCATTAAATAGATAATCAATAGCACCTATGTATCCAGCAAAACGATACTTTTTAGCCATTGCTAAAAGTGTGTGAGATACATCAATTGATTCTGATTTTTGATTTATATGTTCATACACTTGATCAACAAGCTCCACATCAGTAGAAGGAAGTGTAAATGTAATGGCTGATTCCATTTATATTAATAGTAACTTAAATCTTTAAATATTACTAATATAAATGACAAACTGGTTTAAATTATTTTATGATACACTTGAAGAGTTTTTAGGTTACTCGTCCTCGTCCGAAGAAGAGTCAACCAGTGATACATTACTATCAGAGTCCGAGTCGCTTTCAGAAGGTTCATAATCATCATCTTCTGAATCGTCTACTAGAATATAGCCACCTTCAACGGCTTTAAATCCCGCCACATCCTCCGTATCTTCAGGGTTATAAAATCCAGATATACACTCTTTTTCAACTTCACACGGAGATTCATAAGTATAAATACCCTTTTTCTTGTAACTCAAGTAACTAATTGTGTAAGTACTCTTATTTTCTTGAATAATCTTGGCAAGGGAAGTTCCGGAAGTTGTTTCAATGTCAACAAGCATTTATTATTAATTAACTATTCTTTTTAAATATGTTTACTCGCGATATCTTGATTATTCAAATCTACTACAAAAAGTACATCTCCTCTACGGTCAATACGTATGGGACCTTCCGGTAATTCTCCATCATCGTATAATGTTGATATCATCGTATGTATATGATTATTAATAATACGAGAAACACGTGATGCATCGAAATTAAGTGACACGGTTATTTTTGGACGACGAACAGACTCTCTACAAAAGGGGCATCGGTGATCGGTATTAAACCAGGGATAAATACAACACGTATGATATGCGTGACCACAAACAAGTGTACAGACCTCATCACCAGATGATGTTTTTTCTAGACAAATGGAACAATCGCGTGAATGAATATTACAGACTTTGAGTCCATTACATTGTTTATTTTTACACACACGATGCTCACGCGTTTTATGAGAACAGCGTGGCATTCTTACTATTTATTAGTTTGTTAACTTTAACACTTACTTTCTATTTCTATATTCCACAGTAGATGGATTATTCATATTTTCCTTGTAAGTACACCATCGTAAATTATCAACATGGTTATTTAGTTCATTTCTATCGATATGATCAACAACTGGTAAATTATCAGTATTTTCAAGAAATGTCGTGGCAACCATTCGGTGAACAAGTCTATTTAGTGTATTTTTATTGTATCTTAGAGATAAAAATTTATAACCATTAACCATACAAGCTTTTAAAATATTGTTAGTTTTATTTTTTACTTCACCCGTATTTGAAACTAAATAATTATTACATTCAGGAAATTCTTTCCATATTATATCATCATCTTCATTAATAATATGTCTTTGAGAATCTTCATACTCAAATATATATTGTTTATGTTCTTTTTTTAGTTTTTTTCTACAATATTGGGATATTGTAGAACTTGATATATTTAAATATTCCGAACATTCTTTCATAGAATCATATATTTTCACTTCACTTGTTTGCCTGTTAGTTACTTTGACTTTTGTCGTGTACCTCTTCATTAGTTTATTTTCACTTGCATGTCTCATATTATCCAACTTTGATATCCATTCTAAATTAGATGCTATATTATTATAAAAATTACCATCTATATGATTAACTTCAGGTAAGTTTTGTGGATTTTCTATAAAATGTTCTGCAACTATGCGATGTAAATAATATTGAAATAATTTACCATTAACTGATAAACCAGGACGAGCTCGTGTATTACTTTTTTTTAAACGTTCATAATTTATTAATAAAAGTCTATTTGTTTTACTTTTGATATTTCCTAAATTTGACACTTGATAGTTTGATGCATATCTAATTATCTTCCATGTTTCCATTCCATATATACTTAAATATTTTTTAATTAACACTTCCAATGCTTTCCACAATTGAGGCACGTGACAAATGATGTCATGGGCTCATCCGCACTGCGCGTCTGCATCTGATAATAGGTAGTCTTCTTTGACCGGCACTTGCCACAAGTAAATACACCGACAAAATTGTCATCCACATCCTCCTCTTCCTTGCTGGATTGAAGCCTCTTTGCATGGTATTCTTGGCGTTTTTTATACGCAATTGCAGCTCGTCCCTCTGGATCCATTTCCATTGCATTCATATCCGGAATATCACTTGTCTTGACTTCACCAGAAATAATACGAGAACTTAATTTAGAATGTTCCAAGTTGTACTTGATTGATAAAAATCTATTCTTGTAACGACTCTTAAATAATACATTTGCCCATGCAGGAACCTGACTATGAAAACGAGTTTCGCGAACCGCCCAATTATAAAGGTGTCGTTCCATATTAAAAGATTTAGCATCTTGTTTCAGGTACACTGTAAACTGATTGCGAACATATTCGCGTATGTCAGTCATTGTTTATTAGTAGTTACTTTTTAACGTAGATACATTTTAAACATGTAATTAAAAAATTAACATGAGTATTGAGTATGAATGGAAATAAATCCAATTTTAGTTCCTCCTCGAAAACCTTTAACATGGTGGCAAATGGTCGGTACTTGCTTTATAGGATGTTTAAGTTGTTGCTTTACGTGACTGGGTACAATGAGGAAGAATTTATAGCCAACAAAATAACACGTCGATGGTCACTTTAAGAATAGTAACACTGTTAGTACAAGAACAAATACAAATGAACGACCAATGGAATCACGATTTCATCTCCGACCGCATTATCACTGCCAACAAATTTTCAATCCGTGAATTTGATAATTTCACAGCGACTATTGAGGAGTGTGATATTCCAGTATTTCGTGATATGCAGTACATGTGGGATCTCAAGTTTATTATTAATGAAAATAATAAACTTACATGGGAAGCAATTGAATACGAGAATGGGTACGATGATCATGGAATGTATGTAATGAGTGGACATATCAAGGTTATTACTACCCCTAATTGCACTACTGATACAATGAACCTTGATGAATGTGAAGATGCTTTAGAGTTTATTCAAACACTCTTTCCATCCAAAGTTACTCAAGTATCTGACCGAAATGTATTTGAGGTTGATGGTAATATTTATGATTTTGATAACATGACTTGTAATAACGGGTTTATAGATTTTGAGTTCGTACTTGATAAGTAGAATGAGTGAAGCATACCTTGAGTATCGCTGGCGAGAAATACCAAGAATATTTGAATACGAGTTATATGGGGACACTCAATTAGCTGAACAGTGGATGGAATTAGATCAGATACCTAATGAATTAGCTAAAAAAATACAGTGGTTGTGCCGTGAAGTAATACCAATAAAAACAAAAACAATTGAAATTATTGATATGATATTAGAACATTCTATAATTAGTAGCATTCAAGTACAACTTTTAGTATTTGTAAATTTTGAAATTTGTATATCTAATTCTATTAATACATGTTTTAATAGAATTAGGGAAAGTCCAATTTTTAAAACATTGATCGAGGAGTACCGTGTAATTTGGATGGCGACTCGAAAGATACAGTGGTGCTGGAGACGCTGTATAAGCAATCCAGAGTATTTTATGTGTAAACGAAGGATACTGCGAGAATTTGAAGAATTATTTTAAAATAAATGTAAATAAAAATGTCAACTCAATTAAAAATTTTATTTACAGATTTATTAGCATCATTTTTTTTAGCACTTCCAATGTTATTTATAAGTTTAAAAGCTTATATTATAACTGGTGTAGTGATGGCATTTTTATTCCCATTAATATTCTTTATATTATTGCAAAACCTATTTAAATATGGATAATTTACATGGAACCAAATTGTTTAAAAACAAGTTTGTGTGTGAGACAATACACCAGGGAAAACACGACTGCATGGGTCAATGCAGTCACTTTGCGGCTGGCTCCTGGTGGAAGGCTAACCAGAATTCCTGGGGAAAGGAGAAAGGCGAGGATGGTCATAAACAAAAACATAAGCATGTGCATTTTAATATATAAATATTTTTTCCTGGGGTTATCGATGGATTCTCCATAAACTTCTTACCCTGGGTATAAGATATTCTAAAGTGTACCACGAATGAATAGGAATTACTGGAGGTGCTATAAAACTTGTACGACACAGGGGACAGCTATTACCACCGTGTATCTTCCATTTATTTATACATTTTATATGAAAGACGTGACCACACCTTACAGATAAAGAATACATTGGACTGATACTTTCTAGACACACTGAACATTCTGGACCTGTTGGTATATGATGACGACAATAGGGTCCTTTTAAACGACACGCCTTTCCTTTTTTTGTAATTCCTTTACATTTCATTAATTGTACTTTAGTTTATTTTTGTCGCATTGGTAATAACCAAGTACCATTTACATTTGTATATTCAAATCCGTTTAATCTATTTTTGTTTGCACCTGTCACTCTATTTTTAAGAATGACAGTTACTGGTTTTGTTCTTCTACCTAAATTTTGATAATGTTTTAATAAATTTGCATTATATCCAAAACCTTGATACATATAAAATTGACGTAATTGTTCATTATTAACAGCGCTTAATGTAACTATTTTTCCATTGGCTGCTGCATTAGTTTTAATTTGTTTTAGAAGAGCAGAACCATATCCTGAACCTCCAATTAATTCTAAATATCGTGTCATTCCATTATTATGTAATAAAGCAAATGCACGTACTTTTGTTGTTTTTCCATTTTTAGTTGGTTGAACTATTGCATATTTAAATGGATTTTTATTTAAAAGATTATTTTTTAAATAACTAGGATTTACACCACCAATACCAGCAACTGGTAATAACATGTTAGAAATATGTCCTGTTGTACGTGAATGTTTAATAGCATTTCCTGCATTATTATTTTTTATCAATTTGTTCTTAGTATTATTTACTAAAGGTTTAATTACTCCTCGACTTTTAAACAAACTCATATATGTTGGTCTTTCTGTACCTCCTTTAGGAGTGTATAAATATTGTAAGGCTCCTAAATGACGCAACACTTTTGATTTCCTCTCTTCTTTTTTGTTATTTGTACTTTTTAAAGCTTTTATAACACGTTTTCTAAATTCTTGATTAGTTACTAGCTGTTTATTAATACTACGCACTGATATAATTATTCCTAATTGAGCCAAATTAGTCACTAAACGTTTTTTTAATTGGGATTCTGACAATTGTAATCCTACCATTTTATATATAGTAATAAAAAAAATTTAAGACACGTTTTTTTAAAATGATTATTTTTTTAAAAATTACAGTGCTGGATCATATTCGGGTTCTTCAAAAAATACAGTTTGAAAAATTATTCGTTGAATTAGCTCTGGAAGTAAAGCTGTCACTTGACAAAAAGCTACACGGGTATCATAAGGGACCTGTATGATATCAATGAGGTTTTCAAGTTCAGTGATTGACAAATTTGCATCAAGGTGAGGATACTGATGAAGCAAATTTGCGTGATATTGAGCATCGGTAATTTGAATGTGATCCAAATCTCCATAGTTCATTTGTTTTTACTATTAGTTTCTTTATAAACTAAGTGTAAATGAGACATGTTTTTTTAAAAAGTACTTTTTTTAAATTAGAACCTAATCTGACTTGGGCCGCCATTTGACCACATCAAAGTACCTTCCCTTGTATAATATTCAATATCAAAGGCTTCATCCCAGTCTTCAATAATCAACTGTGATGTCTCTTGATTTAGAAGACCTCGAGCTGGAAAATATTCCCATTCAAGTTCATGGGGACTCATACTACGAAGTCTCTTGGCATCAATATTAACTGATAGCCAATCTTGCGGCTTACCGGGACACTTGGTAACTTCAAAAATTTCACGTGTACACAAGTCAAGAAGATAAGGCATTTTATTTTTTGTTTTTATTAGTATCTTCTTTTAAACTTGGGTACATTTCACGCACATTTTTAGAAATCCAAAATTCCCCATAGGGACCACACATGTGTGGAGCACTTCTTGCCTCAACTGCACTTTTATTTATAATCTGTCCAGATACAGGCTCTTGTGTTGCAAATGCCAAGCACTCTTCAGTTTCTTTTTTATAAAATAAACATGTTTTACAAGAAGGTGGTGGTACACGTGGTGGTGGCACACGGTGAGGAACAAATGCGAGTACACGTAACAACATTTAATAAATATGGTGGTTATCCTCTAATATACATTTCATTCTTGATATCAAGTTGTATTTTTGTCAATTCACTAATAACTGAAAGATGTTTATGATATGTCATTTTTAAATTTTCAAGTGCATGTAATATCATCTTTCCATCAAATATAATATTCTTTAAAATTGCATTATCTACAACTTGTCTAATATAAGCAACTGTAATATTTTTACTATCACCACTTAACCATCTAAAAATTCCAAATGGTTTGTCAACTATTTGGAATTTTCCAGTTGAAACTGATAATTTTTGCCCCGATTGTATCTTACCCAGTGTATCCAGTGAATCGAGTATATACTGTTCATCCATTTACTATAATAACAATTATATTCTCTAATTAAATTGTAAAAACCACCGTATTTAGACTTGCACACAAGTCCCTCGGACCCTCATTATCATAAATATAATCACATACTGCTTTAACTTCCTCCTTGGGCATCTCAAATAGAGCCAGTTGCCACTGTTGTATCACTAGTTCCCCGAGCTCAATCATTGATGAAATGGTAGTCTTTTTCATTTTATCAGTAATATGTTTTGCAAATGTCTCAGTTGTAAACTCCACAGTCGTCTTTTTAGTTTTAGGAGCCATTTATTAATCTAGTATTCTAAGCTTTAAGCGCGACGAATTGACATGGGAACTGATGCAGGAGTTGCAATTTTAGTGGGTGAATTACTTCCCATCTTTCGCATAGATGCCTTGTTTCCATAGACCTTCTTACCACCCTTGTTAATAAAAAACCCACCTCGTTCACCATGCATAATACGATGCTTACTCTTGGTAAGAAAGTTTGTAGAATTTGCCTTCATTCGCATCATTCCAACTTTAGCACTCTTGGATTTACGGCGAATAGGTGATGGAACTGCACCATGGTCTCCAATCTTGGTATGTTTTGCATTTCCAACCTTGCGAAAATGAGCCTTAAGGCCATAGACTTTCTTACCACCCTTGTTAATAAAGAATCCCCCACGTATTCCACGCATAATACGGTGCATGCTCGAGCTGAGAAAATTTGTATTAGAACTCATTTTATATAACTTTAGATTTTTTTTTACGCGCTGTAAAATTCGTGAGCTTTGGAAGCCAAACGCCCCTTAATCATTACTGCAGCCTCACCCTTTTTGGGTTTCTTAATACCTAGCTCCTTCTTAGCCTTTTTGACCGCCTTGGTCCAATCCTTGAGCTGAGGAGGGACATGATTAACCTTGTACTTGCTCTTGTACGCGAGACCACCATCATTGGGACGATACACTATATCCTTCTTAAAGAGGGCATCTTTACCATAGGTTGTTTTTTCAGCAACTCCACGGAAAACTTCTTCACGAGAACCAACAGTTTTTGAAAATGTCATTGTTACATTACACCTGGAAAATCTTTTTGATTTCCCTAATATTTATACCCGCCATCTTTTTACTACCTTCTGGTATTTGACCAGCTATCCTCGGGTCGTTGAGCACCTCCGAGCAAATCAGCGCCTTGTGCCCCTGGAGCGCCATCATTGTCTCCTCTATACTAGGCAGTTCCTCCGTCCCGCTGTAGACCAGCTTCCTGACCACCACCTTTTGCGTCTGCCCTGTCCTGTGGCTCCTGGCTATCGCCTGCATCTCCGTCGCTGGATTCCATGCGGGAGTGGTGATGTAGACCCGAGTCGCCTCCTGTAGATTGAGTCCCTGACCACCCGCCTTGATTTGAATTATAAATACACAGCCCTTGACACTTGTTTTAAAGTGTGCAAGTCTCTGTACTCGATCCTCTTGAGTCACAGAACCATCGATTCGAAACACCTGATGTCCCTTGGCTGTCAACTCATCCTCAATGTGATTCATCTCCTCCACAAACTGACAAAATACTAGACTTTTTTCAGTTGGATGGGTGCCAATCAGTTGGAACAAAGTCTCCATCTTTTTGGATTTACCATCCCAGGGCTCTGGGAGTTCACCCTCCTTTTTAGCTATACCATTAATGTACAATGGCGGCCAAATCATAGTCTGTCTGGTTCTAAGGAGACACTCTAGGATGTGCATTGCGTGCATTCCCACATTGGTTTTTCTAAAAAGTTCCTTGATGATACCCTGAGATTTCTGGTAGACCTCCTTGTAGAGCTCAAGTTCCTCTGGGTACATTTCAAGTTCCACATTCTGAAAGTCACAAGGAGGAAGCGCCAGTCTCTGATTAAACTCTGCAACATCCTGTTTGGTTCTCCGGAGGACATAAGTGGTTCGAATCTTTTCAGTCATGCCCTGACAGAGTGTCTTGGGAATTCCTAGGAACCCGCACAAGGCTATGAAATCCTTCATAGAGTTGTAGACTGGAGTCCCAGATATGACCCACCTGATGTTACTCCGGAGAGTCTTCATACTCGCGTGAATCTTGGAAGAGGCGCTTCGAATTTCATGGCCCTCATCCAGAACCACACGCCCCCACTGGAAGCGATGCATCTCAGTGGGGTGTCCCTTGGGCTTTCCCTTTTTGATCATGACCGAATATGGAGCTATGACCACATCTGACTCTTCAAAAATGTCCAGAGTCATTTCCCTGTCCGCTCCATCAAACATGTGAACCGATAGCTGAGGGGCAAACTTTTCAAGTTCCTCGTACCACTGATTCACAATTGACTTGGGGACTATGATGAGTGTCTTCTTGTCTGGATTGCCCAGAATGGTGGAGATAATCTGAACAGTTTTTCCGAGACCCATCTCATCACAGAGAAAGCCACCGCGGACACTGGTCTGTTTCAACTCACGCATGAGCATCCATAGAACTCCTTCACGCTGGTAAGGGGCAATAAGGCGGCCCTTGAGACTTTTCACTGCGAGTTTGTAAGCTTCTGCTTCCATTTTTTTTACTAGTAGTTTCTTTATTTCTTAAATAATTTTGAGACATGTTTTTTAAACCACTGTGTTTTTTTTAAAATTACTCATATTGTCCATTTTGTTTGACATCTTCAATTATATCATCATGTGAAACTTCCTGTAAACCATACCCAAAGAAACTTGTACAAAAAGTTTCAAGTTCCTCAATTGCATGTTTGTAATACACACCAGGAGTTGTCATGTCTCTACTGCATAGTTTATCTGTTTTACAATCAAAATCTGTACAATTTTTACAAATGTAATAAAACCCATACTCTTGACGAGTTTCATAAGTACTTCCAATAAATATAATATCTCCATCATGATACTTGTTGTTTTCACTGATGTGTACTCGTATTATGTTATAGTATTCATCACGAGTTTTACGTTCAATACTATCTGGAAAACCACCTGGATAAAGATTTGTGAGATTATAAAACTTTGAATACATTCTTTTTACTATTAGTTTCTTTATATTGTGAATAATTTTGAAACACGTTTTTTGAACCACTGTGTTTTTTAAAACTAAAAGAGTGGATGGAGACTTAGTAAAAATTTCTTTTCTTCAGGTGTATATTCTGGAAAGTCAAACCCATAACTTTTGAGTGAATCGAGCCGTCTCTTGAATGGTACTTTGAGGGTTTGGTTCCACCAGTCAAGTAATGTGCCACGTGGACCATCTGGTCCTGTCCAGTTAAACTCTTTGTTTTTGAAAACTGATTGGTGGTTACTTGAAAAAATGGCGGGAATTTGACCACTTGGAATTTGTGGGACTGCAAGGTTGTCAATTACTGACTCCTTGTCTGGAAAAAGTGTGGTGGTCGCCTTGGTTAGTCTCCAACCAAAAAAGAGTCTAAATTGATCATGTTCAGACTTTTTAGCAAGTACTTCGTGAATTAGGTGTTGTGGAAAAATAATCAAGTGTCCCGGTGGAACTGAAAATTTCTGTTTGTTTTTTTGATACTCTTGGTACTCTTCAGATTTTGGAACGAGTGTGCAAAATCCTTGGTGAGCCTGTGAAACTTCATAGGTATTTTTGACTCCTAAATGAGAACCTGGTTTACCCACAAAAAACTGTTCATGTTCTGTCAAGTTGAGCCAGCCCCCAAAAAGAAGGTCGTCATCTTCTTCTCTTAGAAATTTGCTTGGAGTCACATCTCTATGAGCTGTTTCTGCACCTGGCTGCTGACCTGAAAATCTATGAAGAATTCGGTCAAAAAGAAGTTCAAGTCTAAAATCTTGGTGGGTTTCGGGTCGAATTTCTTTGAGGTACTCTTGAAAAACTTGCGACTTGAAAACTTTTTCAAATGTGGCTTTTCTTAGTTCTTTAACTAAAGGGCAATGAAAAGAAGAAGGATTTGCATAAGCTGCAAAACCACCTAGTACATAGGGTTTGGTTCCTGGTAAAAATTCTGGAAAAGACTGTTCAGCTTCTCGAAAAAGATTACTTGCATCTCCTTTGAGAATCTTGAGTGTAATAACGCCAGTTGTATTCATTTTTTACTAGTAGTTTCTTTATATTGTAGGTAATTTTGAAACACGTTTTTAGACCCTTTGTTTTTTTAAAAATTAATCTCGATACTTCAAATTTTCTTCACATGTCCACCGATTTTTAAATCTCCATGCATTAATATTTAAAAATATTTTTTCTTGAATAAACTTAGGAAGTTGTTTAGTAAATTTAAAAAACAACATTTTAAATTCATTAGAAGTATTTAATATACCAAGTGAAAACCAAATTTTATCAAATGTAAGAATATTAGGATATTGACTTGCTTCTAAAATATTACTATCATGTCCGACTAGAGTTCTAGGAAATCTATTATTCATTTGTTTGTTAACTTCTCTTTGAAATGCGAATACACACAGTGATTGTGAATGAATTGTTTTTTTTACTAGTAGTTTTTTTATATTGTGGGTAATTTTGAAACATTTTTTTAAATTATTCCTTATTTAAAAAATTTATCACTTTGTTATACTCATTACCATCATATCCATGTATATGAGGACCAGTGGCTTGCATCCAAGTACCATTTACAAGTTTAAACCCTATTTCAATTTCAGTGTCACATGATTGGTCCATGTAAGTCAATGGATAAAATCCATCGCCATGTTTTGCTTCATACGAGTCATAATAAAGAGTTATATATTTTAGCATTTATTAAAAGTTTTTTTATAACTTGCGTACAACTGAGACACGTTTTTATTTTTTTTTGTTTTTTTTTTAAAAGATTAAAAAGCATCCGCCAACATGTTGAATCTATTATTCTTATCAAAATAAATTTCAATACGTTTTATTTTCATAACCACTGGTTCAGGTTTTTCCTCCTCCTGAACTTCCTCTGGAAATGTGAATGATAGATTCTTACAAGTTATATGATGAGCAGTAAATCGTAAAAACTTTAAATAATCAACTGGATTTTCAACTGGTTTATTATGTAAGTTTTTGTACGAAATATTGTGAGCAGACAGCTGAAGCATACTCAAGTAGTCAGCCATGGTTGTGTTTTTACTATTAGTTTCTTTATTACCAAAGTATAATTAAAACATGTATTTTATAATAATGTTTTTTTAAAAAGGTCTAAAATATAAGCTGTCTCGGATGTAACTTGTGAATAACAACTTCATGAAGTCTGTCATCATCAATGACAATTTCAATTGGATACTCCATTTTTACCGGTGCCGATGGGCAAACAATATTGATGACACGAGACACAAAAGGAGTGGAAAACATTGTTCTTTTTTACTAGTAGTTTATTTATTATGTGAATAAATTTTAGACATATTTTTAAGTTACCACTGGGCAGTAACTTCTGCATTATCTGGAAATAAATGACGAATACTTTCTGGAATTGTTCCTACATGAGTTAAATTATTAGACATTTGATTTGAATTATTACTTTTTATATTAAACATTTGTCCGCCGAATCCAGAAAATGAGTGACGGGGACAAATTATGGGACCATTAAACATGAACATTTCACCTTTTGATACAAATCTATTTTCACGATTAATATAATGCGGTTTCCAAAAATCTGGAATATCCATTTATTATTTAGGGATTTATAACTTTAATGGGAATTCCCGGATGTGTAGGATCAAATGTAGTATTAAATGGTACATCATATATTGCAACATTATATCTGGTATCCCATCCATTTCCACTCATAGATGGAACTACGCGAGCATTTTTAGCTGCCCACAACATAGAATCTGAAAGAGTTCCAAAAAGTATATATTTATCAATTTGGCCATTATCAAAATATGATTTACAAAAGTACACCATTTATTATTTTGATGTTTATTTTTTTAATTAATCTTAGGATTTATAAATTTTTTCATAGTACGTATAGCTTTTAGAGCTTGTAATCTTTTTTTACGTTGTAAATGTGAATTATTTTGAGATATTGCATATGATAAATTATTTATAAGTTGATTAGTTGAAATATATTTTAATCCATTATTATTTGTCTGTGCGTGAATAGGTTTTTTTGATACATGTATATTAACAATATTACTTAGTAATCTTCCACGATTATTTAACAATATAAATTTTTTAACATTATGATAATTATTTTTAGTTATTAAATATGTACTATTTGTCGTATATTTTATATTACGTTTTCTAAAAAGTTTATCTAGATTATTACTTAGTTTATAAACATTCTTTTGAAAAACATATAAATCATAATTTTTTGAATTATTTATATTTATTATTGGTTTTATTTTATGAATAGCTGCTTTACCACCCATAATTGCATAATTTATATTTGTTTGTCTTAATAAATTTTTTATAGCATTATCCATTATATTACCAAATTAAAAAAATAAATACCAATAAATATAAGAAGATGATATTCGTTGAAGGAAATATCGGTACCGGTAAGTCTACATTCTTGACTAAATTATCTAGCGAATTCAAGGTTATACTGGAACCAGTTGATGAATGGACCAAGACTCGTAATGCAAATGGAAAGAATCTACTTGAAGAGTTTTACTCTGATCCAGCACGTAATGCCTATTTGTTTCAGTCTATTGCATTCAGGTCTCGCATGAAGAATATTGTAAACAAGGAGTCATGTCTCATTGAACGTTCTATTTACACAGACCGTAATGTATTTGCCAAGACGTGTCGCGAAGATGGACTTATTAGTGATATTGAATGGAATGATTACAAGGGTTGGTTTGATTGGCTGACGGATGAATTCAAGATTAAGCCCCATGGGTTTGTGTACCTGCGATGTGAACCAGAGATTTCTTATGAACGAATCAAGTTGAGGAAACGTTCAGGAGAGGAGACTATTTCATTTGAATATCTTAAAAAGTTACACCAGAAACATGATGATTGGTTACTCAATGAAGAACCCACCAAAGTTGTTATAATCAATGTGGATGAAGATTTTGAAAATAACCCAGAAAGGTTACAGTCTATGATTAATAGGGTCAAGGAGACTTTTGGTGATCAACTATCTTCTGTATGTGTTTAACATCTTGTTCAATAGTACAAAGTTTACCATTCATTTCATATAAAATTTCTCGAGTACTTTTCTGTTCTAATTCCTGTGCATAACTTTTTTTAAATAAATCATCTAATTTTTCAGATTGACTTCCAGCCTGAAAAATCAGGGCGCAAATTGGTAAAGCTATTGGTAAAAACTTTACCAGCTCATTCATGTTATTATTTGTACATATTTTATTTATTGGTACACTATAATGGACACAAATATCCGAAAGAAGATACAGTACATAACAGTCGATTCAGAGTTTATTCAAGGTTCCAACAATACATTTACAGTAAATCTTAATACTATAAGTGGAAGTGCAACATCAAATGTTTTATTACAGAATATCAGAAATGTTATTGGTCTCAAGCTTGTAGATTTTTTTGTTACACAAGTGGGTACAAGCGATATTTCAGGAACTAGTAGTGCTAAATACATTGACATTTTATGTCCTGATTTACCTGACGCTGCTCAAATTCTAGATGAACGAAAGAGCAAGATTTTTGCGAGAATACCACTTGAACGAGATTTTAGTGGTTCTACCAGTTTAATTGTAAACGATAAACAATGGAAATCGTTTAATAGACAGACAAACTACTTTAATCCCTTATCTATCCGTCAATTAAATTTTCAAATGTTTGAAATGATTGGAGGAACAACTGGATTGAACGGTACATATCAGCTTCTTCAACCAGATGCAGCCTTTTATATGATTCTCGAAGTTACCACTATTGATAATGATGTAATAACGTTACCCAAGGAGGATCCAACTATAAAGGTTGTCGAAGCAATCCAATCACTTGAGGAGAAAGTTGTTGGTTTACCGGAAGCAATAAAATCTCTCGAAGAAAAGTTTACATTTCTCTTTGAGCAATTTCCAGATGCTATAAAGATGGCTCTTCCAGAGCCGGTTGCACTACCTGAACCAACAGTTCCCGAACCAATAATAGTTTCAGAACCAAAAATAATTGATAAAAAAATGTATTGGATTATTGCAATAATTTTAATTTTAATTGCATACTATTTTATGAATTCTAAAAAGTAAAAGTTTTAAACAGTGGCACCATCAGCTCCAGCGGGTCCCTGTGCGCCATCAGCTCCAGCGGGTCCCTGTGCGCCATCAGCTCCAGCAGCACCATCAACTCCAGCGGGTCCTGCGGCACCATCAGCGCCAGCGGGTCCCTGTGCGCCATCAGCTCCGTTTGCGCCATCAGCTCCAGCAGCACCATCAACTCCAGCGGGTCCTGCGGCACCATCAGCGCCAGCGGGTCCTGCGACGCCATCAGCTCCAGAGGGTCCTTGTGCGCCATCAGCTCCGTTTGCGCCATCAGCTCCGTTTGCGCCATCAGCTCCTGCGGGTCCCTGTGCGCCATCAGCTCCAGCGGCGCCATCAGCTCCAGCGGCGCCATCAGCTCCAGCGGCGCCATCAGCTCCTGCGGGTCCTGCGGGTCCCTGTGCGCCATCAGCTCCATCAGCTCCGTTTGCGCCATCAGCTCCGTTTGCGCCATCAGCTCCTGCGGGTCCCTGTGCGCCATCA